AGTTATATATGAAAGCCCTATTGTCAATAATGGATAATGCTAGAGGTAATGAGATAGCCGAAGAAATGAAGTCTAAGTTTAAAGACTTTGAAATCATTGAATTTAGGCACGATGGTAAGCTATTTGAATATCCTGGCATAAAGAGGACAGCAGAACTTTCATTAGAGTATAATGAACCAATCTTGTACTTACACACAAAGGGTGCTGGAAATAATAATACAGCACAACCTTGGGTAAGAAGTCAATGGTATAAGTGGTGGCACAAGCCTTGGTATAATAAATGGCACGATGGCTTGATAGCCATAATGACTGGTCCTACTGGTCAAACTTGGTTCAATAGCTTTATCATTTATCCCAATGCCGCTAAGATTATCTTAGATAAGATGGAAGTAAGTGAGAATAGATATTACTATGAAGAATTACCACATAACATAGATGTTCCTTATCATTCTTTGTTCCAGAATGTTGAACCTTTGGAAACATCTAATTATTTGAATGATGATAAACTAAGAGAGGTTATGAATGGCAAATAAAGAATCCACCACAAAGAAAGACTTAGCAGAAATGAAGATTACTTTGGCAATAATGCAGAAGGAAATTGAAAGACTAGAGAAACACATTAAAGATGAAGTTCAAGTCAATCAGAAAGATGATTTGAAAGAAATATGGGAAATGAGGAATAACAATGAAACTGACAGAATGGCTAGATAAGACCTTTAAACATGTAACAATAGATGAAACTATTGGTACTTTGACTGTCCCTAAGATTAACATAGCTTTAACTATTGGACTAATTTCAACATCCAATAAAGAAGAATTTAAAGAATTATGCTTTAACTATGTTCCAGTTGGAACAATCATAGATGAAATAGAAGATGATTGGTACAAACGCAAAGTATTACTTGTACGCAATATTCTAACCGAGAAATTACTAACAGATAAGAGAGCAAGACACTATCTTGATATTCTTGAAAGAAGGGATAAGGAACATTGGCAGGACACAAGTAAATCTAAAGAAGTCAAAGTAGAATCCAAATCACAAGATATTAACATAACGATTTCAGATTTCTAATGGATATTAATTATAGACTATTTGACAAACAGAAGCAATTCTTACAATCCAACGCACCAATTACATATTTGTGTTGTGGTCGTGGTTTCGGTAAGAGTTTCGTAGCTTCTTTATTAATTGTTATAAATTTCTTACAAGGTAAGAGAATTATAGCATTAGCACAGAACTTTAAGGCTTTGAATGAAGTCTTGTTTCAAGAAATTAGAAATAGATTAGATGAAGTAAATGTTCCGGCTCACTTTGATAAGAACGCTATGAAGATTACATACGGAACGGGTGTAATATATGGTGCATCTTATGAAGGTCTTGAATCAGTTCGTGGTTTGTCTAAGATAAGTTTAGCAGTTTGTGATGAAGCTGCCTTATCACCACCTAAGTTATTTGAAACATTGACACCTTGCTTGCGTGGTGATGGAATTACAGGACAAGTTAGACTATTATCAACACCCAGAAGAGGTAGTTGGTTAAATCTTTATTGTAAGGAACATAGTGATAAGGTAGAAATTATCACAGCTAAGACCACCGACAATAAGATGATTACACAAGAACAAATTGAATTGATGAAGTCTACTATTGTCAATCCAGAAGTTATGCGTCAAGAATTGGAAGGTGTAATGTTGGATATAGATAGTGATGCATCAGTAATTCAATTATGCGATTATCCAAGTTATGATAGCTTAATTCCTTGTGAAGATAACTATATGGGAATTGACTTATCCGGCCTTGGTTGTGACAACAATGTATTTGTAGTTTCAAACCGATACAGAATCCTAGAAGTAGAAAGTATTAACAAGTCAGACACATTTGGCTTGTGTAATGTAGCCGAACGATTGATTGAGAAATATAAAGTTAAGGGAACATTCATAGATATTACTGGTTCTACAAGTTGTGGATTATTAGACTTAATGAAAGTCAAAGGACACAATGTATTGGGAATTAACTTTGCCCAGAAGCCATTTGAAGAAAGATATGCTAATGCCCGTTGTGAAATGTATGTTGAAACATCTAAAGCAATTAAGGGTGGATTATTTGTAGATAATCGTGATATAAAGACTGAATTATCTTATACCACAATATCCGTAAATAATGGTGGTAAGTTTCAACTTTGTAAGAAGGAAGATATTAAAGAAATGATTGGTCATTCCCCAGACGAAGCGGATGCTTTCGCATTGTCAGTATATGCACAGAACCATTCAGAAGCTACTTTGAATGAAAGTAAACATGCTTCAAATGTAGCAAATAAATATTTGGCATATTTAAGTTATCAGAGTTAATTATGGCATTAAATTGTAGAAATTGCAAGGCATATTGTTGTAGAAGAATTGGACTATTGAACCCCGACTTAGATAGGGGTGATTTAGTATGTAAGCATTTGAACAAAGATAACAAATGTGATATATACGATAATAGACCCCTAATTTGTAATACAGATAGGTTGTATGAAGCACTTTATAAGGATATAATGACTAAGGATGAATGGGTAAAGATTAACCAAGACGCTTGTAGGAAGTTGAAAGATGAAAGCAGCAAAGAAGCCAATAAAGAGAAAGAAGAAAGTGACCCAAGACCTGAAGACTAAATTTCGTAGAACTAAGGCTTGGAAAGACCTAAGATTAAAGGTTAGAAAGGAACAGAAAGTAGACCCAGTGACTTTAAAGCCACTTTCAACATCGTACAATCTTCATCACCTTGATTTAAACCCCGATAATTACACAAATATAGGGCATACAGACCATTTCGTAGGGTTAAACAGCCAGACCCACGATGTAGTTCATTTCTTGTTTGGTGACGGCCGTACACGCAAAGATTGGCGTTCTATGGTAGCAAGATTAGTTGAAATATTGGAGCGAATGGAAGAGTTAAATAACTAATTATTGTATAGTGAGGTAATAATGCCACAGACAGTTAGAGAAATTATACAAGAATCTTGTACCCGTATTAACCTTGTACCACGCAGACAAGCTATTCCGGGTGATATTGTAGAGAACGCATTTAAATTGCTCAAAGGTGTTGTAGACAAATACAACAAAGATAACCTATTGAGCTGGACACAGAATAGCATTATTCTAGAGAACAAGCCCTTAATTCACATTTATGATAATAGTGATGTTCTAAAGGGTGCTAATAACCTTTACTTTGACAATGCAGATGAACTAAATGCTTATAATTTGACCGCAGAAGATTATGCTAATAATGTTTGGGCTATATTGGTAGACCATCCAAATGTAGTTTATCAAGTAATGTCAGTATCAACAGAACAAGGAACTCAATATACTTGGTATGGTGTTCCTGCTGTAGAACCATATCCACAGCGTTATCAAGAAATGAAACGATATGAAAGTATGGTTCATGTTCAAGTTAGGGATGTTTCTAAGATTAATAGTATCTATGTAATCAATCCAGCTAATAACCCATATAGGGAAATATCTAAACTTGACTTTATTAACCATAGTGATTATGACCGATACTCTAATGGTTCTAAAGTTTATACTTATACACAGAAGTCCGAAGGTGAATGGTTACTAGAAATTAAGCCATTTGTTTCTAGACTACCTTATAGATTGAAGATGAACTATAATGAAGGGTTTAAGTTTGACCTAGATAGTGAATTATACATTCCAGACAATTATGTAGAATTGTTAATTGTAGCTTTGGCACATAAACTTGCTTTGATGTACCCAAGATTAGACGATGCACAAATGCAAAGACTACAGAATGAAGTATCGGTATTGGTAGATAATGTAAAGACACCCAACGCCGTAGATAGAATGATTATTCGTGAAGATTATTGGGATAAGCCAAAGAGAATGTCACAAGATGAATTGATGGCAGGTGATTGGTTATTCTTGTAAGAGGTATATAAATGGCTAGTCAAGCTAAGTTAATACAGAACATAGCCGGAGGTATAACTAAATCTAATCTTGCTAAGGTTGGACTCGGTGAAGCTATAAATTGCTATCCCGAAGTTCAAGATACAAGTGAACATTCTTGTAGTATTGTTAATAGAACAATTCAAGGTGAAGTATTAGCAGCTAATATACCCGGTAAATGTAGAGGAATGTATAGAGTGAGTAGGGGTTATGACAACCGTCCTACTCTTTATGCTGTTTATAACAATTACTTGTATTTGATTAGAAACGATAATACTTATGACCAAATTGGTTACATTCCTAGTTATGGTACCGAATGTCACATGTGCGAAACTGGTGGTTATGGTTCAGCACACCCACATTTGATTGTTGTAGATGGAAGTAATGTATATGCAGTAAATACTGGTATGTCAGTTGGTGACCAGCAAATGGATTTCAAATCTATTAAGTTACCAATGAGAGTAAACACAGATAACATACCAATTAAACCAACTCATTGTGCTTACTTATATGGTTACTTAATTGTAAACGATGCACAGACCGATGCTTTCTATACAAGTTATCAATATCCATTTGAAATTATGGATAGTGAACCAAGTGATTTCTATGAACAAAGAGCATTATTTAATACTTGGTGGCTTTCACTTGATGAAGAAACTAAGTTAAGATATAAAGCCGGTGAAATAGATGACCAATATTATCAACAATATAAAGGTTTCATAGATGGCACGGCAGATGATACACCCGAAGTAAATGACTTATTTAGAGTTGATACTGTACAATTTGCTAAGTATGGTTATATAACTTATAGTGAATGGTGCCCAGATAACACTATTGCATTGTGCAGTAATGGTTCAAAGTTGTACACATTTGGTGAAAGAAGCTGGCAAGTATTCTCTTATAATGATGATATAAACAATCCATTTAGTTCACCAGACAATGCTGCAGGTAATATTGGTATTAAAGCCCCAAATAGTCTAGCTATGTTGGGTAATACTGTATTATGGCTTGGAAGTTCAGATATTGGTGAAGATGGAATCTTTATGATTAAAGATACACAAATCACTAGAGTATCAACCCAAGATATAGAAAGGGAAATTACACAACTTGAAGACGCAGAAGCGGCTTATTCTAGCATTTGGCAAGAACACCAACATACTTTCTACTCAATTACATTTGAGAAAGCAAAGAAATCATATGTTTATGATGTTAATGAGAACGCTTGGCATTACAGAGCAAGTTATGATAAGAACAATCACTTGACCTATTGGAGATACAACCACGCAACATTTGCTTATAACAAAGTATATGTTGGAACAGATAATGCTTTGTGTTATATGGATGAGAATAAGTATACCGAACATGACAATAGAGTTATATTGAAACTTAGACGTGGTGGTGTATTAACTACTGATGATAGACCATTCTATATTGATAGTGCTGAACTTGTATGTAACCAAGGACAACATAGTTTCAATGACCAATACACAAACAAAGAATTGAATCCAAGAGTAAGTATAAGATATAGCTGGGATGGTGCTACATTCTCGGATTATGAGGACTATTATCTTGGTAAGATTGGTCAATATGATTATAGCACTACAGCTTGGCATTTAGGAATGGGTAAGTATTTCACACTTGAAATTTCAACTACCGAACCAATTCCATTTGCTATTGAGAACTTAAAGATTTCCTATTCACCTTGTAGCAATTTCATTTAATTATGAATAAAGTAGATGTTAAAGTAATAAGATACGATGAAAGCAATACCAACATAGAAGCCCTTAAAGGTCAATACGGACAATTAGGGGATGGTAAAGCTGTATTCACAATTATCAAGAATGTCTTATTCATAAACTTATTAAATGGTGCTAAGTATGATTCAGTCAAATTACCAACTGTATATGATGGTTTCATACAATGTAGTGACGGAAGTATAATTGAAATAAAGGATAGTGTATTGACGTGTTCTCTTCCGAATGATGTAAATGGCTTTGGTCAATTTGTCATAAAGAAGTGGAACTAATTATTAACATAGAATTTAGGAGATAAGAAACATGGCCGCTCCAATTATCGCAGCAGGAATCGCAGCAGGTGCTACTTTGCTTGGGCAAGGTATTTCAAGCTATTTCAGTAACAAAGCTAATGAAGCTGAACTTGAAGCAAAGAAAGAAGCCGCAGATAAATTATATCAACAAGGACAACTAACACAGAATGAATATAGAACAGTCTTAGGACAAATTGATTCATACTATGCTAGAAGAGGAAGTATTGGTAGTAAGAATGATGTTAATGCTTATACCAATGCTATTAGAAGTTATAATCCACAAGATTATGTTGAAACTGCTTCATTGACACCCTTTGATTGGGAATCTAACCATTCTAAAGAAGATTACTTAAATCCATATTATAGTAGAATTATAGGTAATACCGCTAATTCAATTCAACACACAGCTGCAGGTGCTGGTCTTGGTAGAGGTAGTGGTGCCGCTTTGAATATTGCTAAAGGTGTAAGTGAGAAATCTGACGAATTATATCGTACAGCCTTAGCCGATTATAAGGATGATAGAAACTTTGCTTATCAACAATATCAAGATAGAATTAGTAATAATCAGAATAGATTAAATGCTTTGAATAATGCTACACAATATAAGATTAGTCAGCAAGGTAATCTAGCCAATGATTATATGAATTATCAAGACGCTTGGCAAAGTGATAGGTTGAAAGCACAGCAAGACAAATTAAATGCTAAACAAGCATACGATATTGCTATCACCGGACTTTATTAAGAGGTATAACATGGCAGGAATTTATAATAGAGATAACATAAATTATGGTTCATTAATTGCTAATGCAATAGCAAATCGTAAGGCTGACCTTGAAAGAAAGTATGAACAAAGGAAAGCTAATTCGGATGCTTGGGGTAAGACCATTGGTCAAATGGGTCAAATAATTGGACGTGGTATTACTGACTATGTTGATGAACAAGATAGACAAGACCAACTTGATATGATGAATAAACGCTATGAAGATAGTGTTCAATATCAGAAAGAAAGGGATGCTAAGTTGTATGAATTATTGGCATTGAAGAATAAGATGTTACAGGAAGAACAACTTAAACCTAAAGTTGAACCAGAAGTAGAACCGGAAATTGTAGCTACACCAACCGTTAACTTTAGTGAACAACCAACTAGCACTTATGGTTATCAATTTAATCAACAGCCAATAGTTCCACTTGTACATGAATTACCAACACACAATCCAACTATAAATACACCAATACTACCACCATTGGGAACATATGATGATACACCATATAGACGTGCAATGAAACCATCAGATTTCAATGAATATCTAGACTTGATTAATTATAGAGGTATATAATGACTTTAGATGAAATTAATCAACAAATAGCTAAGTTAATGCAAGAGAAAGCTGAAGACCAGGCTCTTGCTCATTATGTTGCACCTAGAGCAAGTTATAGATTTGACTATATAATTAATGGTGATAGAAGTGGTCTAGATAAGTTTGACGCTAGTGAACAGGCTTATGCTACAATGCTTGCTAAACAAAGAATGGCAAATGATGAAGCATATAGACAAAGAGTATTCAATGAATTATCTAAAGAAGCCGATAGACTTAACACTTTGAAGATTGCTAGACAGAATAAATCACAACAGAGTGATTATAATTTATCTAAAGCAAGAGAAACTTTAGGTAATTTAGCTATTACTAGAGATACATTAGCTGGTCAAGGTAAAGATACAAGAATGGTAGATAATCAAATTCAATCACTTGTAGAAAGATACCCAGAATTACAAATGCCAATAACTACCGATTATGACCCAACTAAATCAGTTGATTATAAACTTGCTAAATTTACACCAATTAATAGTAAATCAACAAACTCCGAAGATATTGCTGATGCTATTGATGAATTAAAGAAATTTAATACACCTGAATCTGCAAAGAGATTAGCAGAACTTGAATTAGAATATGATAAGAGAATTAAATATGAACAATCCGAAGCGTATGTAAAGGATTTAATTAAAGCATTTGATGTTAATACTGGTGATTTAGACCCAGCTTTAGCAAATCTTGGTTATGAATCTTTGCATGGTGTTGGTGGTAAATTTAAACTAGTGAAAGATGGTAAAGTAGTTAAATCTTATAAAGCAAAGAAATCACAAAGTTGGGATTAAATATGAAATCAATAACAGATGAAACATTTGACCAAGTATATAACTTTCTATTGAAGAGAGTTAATCCGGATGCTGCTAAAGGTTTCAAGAAAGCACCTAATAAAGCTGAATGGATTAACAAGTACTGGGATGCATTAAATGAAGATAGCGACTGGGCTGAAACTTATAAATCCAAAGAAGATATATTTGGTAATCCTTCAAAGACTTTCCCAAATTTATGGGAACAATATGAAGGTAAGATTCTTACCGATGCTCAATTTGATGTATTAAAGAAGAAATATCCTTGGGTTCGTAGAGAAGAACTTAATGATTGGTTTAATAAGACTAATGAGTACAACCAGTTCTATAAAGATGAAGCAATCAAGGAAACAAACAAGAATCTTAGAGAGAAAGAAGTTGAAGATTGGAGTCTTTGGAAGAAATTACTAACATCAGATTATGAGAAACGAAGATACATAAATGAACCTGAATCAGCTATCTTTGGTGAACAAGCTGCTGGATTTGCTAAATCAAGTCCAGGTGCTAAAGCTGACTTTATAAGTGGTGTATTAGCTGGTGGTGCCGATTTGTTACCAACTAAATATGCTTTGCCTGTTGGACCAGTTATTAGATTTGGTCGTGATATGGCACACATTGGACTTGATTCACCATATAAGAAAGATGTGGTGGATGCATTTACTGATTTAGGTAAGGATGCTTTCTTAAATGCTACAACTTATGGTCTTGCTAATACAAGACAATTAGCTAGAACTGCTTCAAATTTGGCAGATGATAAAGTTAAAGCTGCATATAAACTTTATGAAGAAAGAAATGCTATTGATAAAGGAATAAAGATGTTAGACAATTCTAAAGCTGATGATATAACATCTTTAATGGCTGAAATAAATAGACTTCCGCAATCTAGTTTAAAGGATGATTTAATTAAAGAAGCTGGTGACTGGACACAAGGTATAAATCCTGATAGAATGGATAAAGTTATTGAAGATTACCGTAAAGCCCTTAGACCAGAAACTGAAGAACTTTATACAATGATGATTAATAATCCAAATTATAAACCACCTTCACCAAATTCTTATCTTAAAGAGAAATTACTTTATAATGAGAACCCAATGAAAGGAATTGGTAATAAGATTGAATATGGTACATTAAGAGCTATTAATACGTTAAACTTAGGTAAACCTGGTTATATGGGTTTCTCAGGTGTAAGGTCAGCATTAGGTAGAGGTTCTAAACTAGAAGATAAAGTTCAAACTGATGTAATGAAACAAGAATTTGAAGATAATGTTGAGAGAGTAAAGAACAATTATAGTTTACTTTGGTCTACAAAGAGAAAGCCTGAACACTATGATAATCCAATAGTCAAAGAAGCATATAATAGATGGTTACAGGAGCAACAGTAAATGAGAAATTTCGACCAATGGTGCAGATATTTAGATAATCAAGGTAAACCTTTACATGGCTGTATTCAGTTCATGGTTAAGGATGGTAATACCATTGCACCAATTTATGATAGTGATGGTACTGCCCTTGATAATCCACAAATTACTGATATTTATGGTAGAAGTGAACATCAAGTCTTTGTAGATGTTGATGTTATTGCTTATTTCTACAAATATATTGGTAATGGAATTTGGAGTAATCAACAGAATATTGATACATCAGATGTTACTAAATGGTATTTACAATATACTATTGAAAGTCAAGATAGTTCTAATGTTAATGTTGATGGTACTTCAACTCTTTGTATTCCAAACATTGAAGCACTTAGAAATCTTGATATTGATGGTGTACCAGAAATAAATGGTGTTAAAGTTATTACTTTACTTGGATATTATAATGTTGGTGATAAAGAACCAATTAACTATTATTGGGATGCTAATTCAACTGAACAAGATGATGATGGTGCTATAATTCATTCTAATAATGAAATTAACGGAAGATGGATTATGGTTCAACCTACTATTCATTGTGATAGTAGGCATTATGGTGTATTCCCAAGTAATTCTAACAATATGAATGACCAAAGTTATTCAATAGCAAAGTTGTTTAACTATTGTAATCTTAAAGGAATTAGACCATACTTTAACGCTCACGATGATTACTATTGGTATAGATATTCTAATATTAATGTTTCTGCTGAAACAATAGATATTTCTAAAGGGGTTAAATTCTATGATTTAGGTGATTCAACTATTGTTGGTGAATGGAATGGTGACCCACAATTTATACAAAGAAATACAAATATTGTTGCTAAGAATGTAAAGACAAGTTGGGATGCTAAATCTTATAGTGGTTATGAGAATGTAATCATTGATAAATTCTCTATACAGAGAAATTTCCAAGACGCTTACATTGATGTAAGAATTAATCCTTGTTACGGTTATAACTTTAACCATTGTACATTTGCTGAGAATGGAAACCTCGGTAGTAATAATGGAATGGATTATAATACATTCGTTAATTGTAGATTAACAAGTAGAATGTTTATAGTTAGTGGAAATAATAAGCCATTCTTCGGAACTGGTCAAGCACAATTATGTACAATAGACCAAGATGATTGGGTTGGTGATGATGCATTATACTTGTACATTCAACTTAGAATGACTAATGTACCTGATGCTAACTTTGATTACAGATGTGTAACTAGTGCTTTAAATCCTATTGTAGCATATACAAGTAGAGTTATTATTACTGATGTTGTAAGATTAAGTAATTTCAATTATGTTGGAAGTGCTTGTAAACTTGATACTTGTAACGCAAGTATATTGGAATTAGATAATTGTACAGGTATGTACGATTTGAGTAATTGGAATGGAAGTAATAAGACTATTATTATAAAGAATTGTCGTGATATTGGTTTAACATCATTACCACTTAATGCTACTATAATGGTTGAATCTTCTACACTGGGAATTGGTACTACAAATCCATGTACTATATCTTTAAAGGATGCTACATTAGCTGGTGAAGATACTTATGTATTAGAAGGTTTCACATCTTATAGTTCAATCGTTAGTGCTTCAATTTATGCTAAGAACTCGGTTGTTAAAGATTCACAAATAAACAAAGAATTTCATCTTATTCCGCAAGATGGAGTTGAAAGAACTGTTCAATATAGAAGTTGGTGGTTGCCTAGTGGTATGAATGCTGTTAATGTTCATAGATTTATTCACGGCTACTTTGATAATAACATCTTCAATGCTAAGATAGTTATTGACGCTTGGTATGATAATGGTAATGCAGGTTATACTGTTGATGAAGTTCTAGTTGATGGATTTACTTTCATAAATAATAATAGTGGATTAACTGACCCTTGGGAAATTAAACCTGCGGTTGGTGCTTTCGCACACGATAACTTACATGTTTATCAATGGTCAGGAAATAAAGGAACCTTCCAATGTGTTACACAAGTAACTTGTTCTTATCTTGGAAATAGTTCAAATTATTATGGTACACCAGGTGGATTAGTAGGAAATAGTAATGGTTGCCTTGGTGCTTTAACATATTCTACTGTATATCAAGAACAATATTTACCAGATTTCTACTTTGATTATGGTGACCATTATTTCTGTAACAATTTGAAATTATTTACTATTGGTTCCGATGATGTAATTACTGATTTGGAGTTTACACTTCAACCAGAGGGTGAAGTTCAATTTCATTTAGATGAAACTGAATATTATGGTTTAACAAACCTTGGTACAACACAAAGAGTAGCTACTAAGTTCCCAGGTGAAGAAGATTATCCATATTCAGCAACAGCTGAACGTGTTCAAGATATTAGAAACCCAATGCAAGCAAGTGATAATCTTGACCCAAGATTTCCACAATACTGGACTATTCCAGCACCTTGGACACCTTATTGGCAATTAAGAAACTTTAATTTAGGTAAGATAGCAAATGATGGAAATATGTCTAATTTGAGTAGAGGTGGTTTAATACTTACTATCCGACAGAAAGACAAGAACTAATTATTGACTAGAGGTTTGCTAATGGACGCAATTATAGAACAAGTAAATGAATTTCTTACAAAGTCTGACGCTCGTTATAATACAACAATTACAAGAGCCGTTAATGACCTAAGACGATATTCTGGTGATTTCTGGAATAGTGCAACAGTTAAGAAATACAAGCGTGGTAAGAGAGTTAATTTATCTTTAAACAACTGGAATCCAATGGTTAATGCTATTAGTTCACCTATTAGCAATTCACCTTGGCATATTGAACTTGTAGATAAGAGAGCAGAATTTGAACAAATTCAAGAAATGATTGATAACCTAGAAAGTGATACTGATTCTAAATCCGCACTAATTGATGCATTTAGAAAGGCTGTTCTTACAGGTTATGGTTATCTTGTAGTTACTACAGTTGAAGATGAACTTACTTTACAACCTAAGATTATTCTTGAAACCGCTAGTCATATTGACGCTATTGCAGGTGACCCAAATTGCTTAAATGTTGATTTGAGTGACGCTGAAGAAGGTGCAGTTATTAACTATGTTTCAATTAAGAAAGCTAAGAGATTGTATGGTGATGATGTTGTACCATTTAACTATCCAGAATCAACTTGCTTTATTAACTTTAATTTCTTCAAACAATGGAATCTTCCGGAAGATAGTGTAGCAGTCATTTCTTATTATGTTAAGAATGACAAAGGCAGTGTAGATTTCTACAAGATTGTTGGTGATAAAGTTGTACAACAAATTGAATTACCAATTAAGTTTATTCCTATTGTTAGGCTTGCTGGTAATGAAATTTATGAGAACAATAACTTAAATTATAATGGTATTGTTCAACAAACATTAACACTTGAACTCGGTGCTAACATAGCCTATTCTACATTGATTGAAAGATGTGGTCGTTCACCTAAAGCAAATTATATGGTAAATATAGATGCAATAGATGGACTAGAGAAGAATATGGCAGCCGTTAACCAAGATGATACAGTTGCAGTTCTTTGGAAGGGTGAACATCAACCAGTTCCTTTGAGTGAATCATTTGAAACTGGTGACTTACAGAATACAATTAACACTTGTAGAACTTTGATGGAAGATACTTTGGGTATACCATTGACTGGCATTGTAGACCAAAGAGAAAGAAGTGCTACTGAAATTCTTAGACAAGAAGTTTCTAAAGAAAGTAATACTGCCAACTACTATAACAATGCCTATAAAGCTATGCGTACCATTGGTAGAATTGTTATAGAATTGTTGACAGGTGGTAATGATTTGCAATTCACATTGGAGAACGGTCCAGCTGTTATAACAAGACAAATGAAGATTAGACAAGAATTGACTGCCTTGGGTACAATTATGCCTGAGAATATGCAACCAATTATTGCTAAGTATTTCGCTGATACATTAAAGACCGATATTGGTGATGAATTGTCAAGAAATATTATTGCTAACTTACCACCTGATGTAAACTTTATTACAGAAATGCAAGACCCAACTGCTATACATCAAATCAAGCAATTACAAGCACAATTTGATGAAGCTATGCAGAACCTTGAAATGACTAAGCAAGAGAATGAACAACTTAGAACACAATTAACAATGTCACAGATTAACATTATGAATAATCGTGAACAAAGAGAACTTGAATGGAATAAGTTTACAGTTTCTGAACAAGATAAGATGTTATTGGAAGGTGCTAAGTTGGATGCCCAAGCTATGAAGGATGGTGATAATGCTAATCTTAAACAACAAGAGATTAACATTAAAGCCGCAGAATCTAACATAGCACAAGCTGAAGCTGAAACTGATGCTAAGATTGAAGGTTACAACCAAGCATTAGATGATATGGGGTTATAATGTTATTTGATATAATAACAGGTAAAGGTCTAAGTAACAATGTGCTAAAGAGTGGTGATAGATTAGCTGCAGAGCGTCAAACACCACTTGAACACGAAGAACTCTTGGATGAAAGAAATCTTCCAGGTTATCGTGAAGCTATGATGTTACAAGGACCAGCTAGGTTAATGGCTATTCAACAACTTAGAGCACAGGCTGCTTTGAGAGAAGCGGAATACCCTAAGTATTGGGATGACCAATACCCTCGTAGAGATATTGCACAAAGTTCAAGTTGGGTTGGTGATATTGACTATGACCCATATTCTAATGTTATGCAAGTTCAACTTGGTAACAAAGTATATACTTATTCTAAGACACCAGACCAAGTAGCACAAATTGTAAATAGTCCAAGTATAGGAGATTATTTCAATGGCTGATAAACCATACATTGAATTTAGATTAAATCCAGATAAGTTGAAAGATGAACTAAGGGGTATTGTTCCTGGTTATAGAGCATTAGAATATTTCCGTAACAACCCCGATAGTTCCTTTACCAATACTTTAGACTTATTAGCTGAAGATGTAGTTCCATTCTATGCTGCTCATAAATATGGAGCTGGGCCAGGTGATTACATTAAAGAAGCTTTCTTGTTAGGAATGACACCTGCTAAAGCTAATGCAGCTAAGAAATATGTTAAGAAACATCCAAAGCAAACATATGAGAATGTAGATAATGAACTTTATGCTTCAAATCGTAATGGTAAAGTAAGTTTGCCTGGTAATGATGATGGTGATTACGCCAATAGATATTTCCTAAATGTTTATAATCGTGGTAAACCACACTTTAAGTATGATAATATTAACGATGTACTTACAGATATTGATGAAAGTGCTAATTTAATTAGTAATTCACCATATAATTATTCTAATCCTAATGTTGCTAAGTCAATAAGTTTAAATGAGAATTTGAACACTTTAAACCAATTAAAGAATGAAATAGAAACTGCAAAGAAGAATAAACAACCATCTGTAGAAATTTGGGTTGGTGGTGTATTTCAAGGTTCAGTGGATAAAGCTAATTATGACAATGTACTAAATAATATATCTATGCAGATGAAACAAATGTATAATGATATTAAGGTACACAATGCTTCTATGGATTTCTTACCAGAATATGAAGAATATGGTTCACCTTATGTTGATGTTAATAATAGAAGTTTCTTACTTGATATGTTAACGGATAAGGAAAGTCAATATCTTAAAGGTGAATCAAAGAATTTGAAATTTCCTTATCAAGAATAGAAATAGTTCACTAATTATTATTATGTAAGTAGGTAACGGTGACCTTTACAAATTTAATAACACCGGTATAGATAGGAAGTCACCCTGTATGAGTATGACAACAGAAGAAGCCCTTGAACACATCAAGGCAAGTAAGCAAGCTAGTGAAGCTAATACCCCATCAGTAGAAGTTTCTAAATCCGAAGAATCAACTGCTAATTCTCCAGAAGATAAAGCTGCCAATGACGATAATAAAGTAGCAGAGCCAACCGAAGTTAAGAAAGATGTGGAAAGTGATGAGTCCAAATCAAGTAATAATGAAGTTGAGAAGAAAGAAGATAAAGCCGAAACTAAGCCAATAGAAAGTGCGGAACCTAAATCTAAATTCCCAGAAATGTCTAAGCGAGATTACGCATTTATTAGGGAGAAAGACAAGAGAAAGCAACAGAAGGCAAAGTATGAAGCTAGAATTAAAGAACTAGAAGCCGAACTTGAAAGAAAGAAAGGTCTTGACTACGAATACTTTAAGAATCAAGATGGCACACCAGACCCTAAATCATATGTTAATTGGAAATTTAAGGAACGTGATATGCAGGATGAAATCCGCAATTTGCGTTATCAAGATGAACAAGAACAACTTAACTATGATAGGGAAAGAGATAGGGTAATTACGGAACGCTGTTTCACAGACCCCAATGAATTGCGTGAGTATAATGAACTTATTGCAACTAAAGGACAAGCATTTGCTGAAGCAGTTAGTGAGCGTGACCCAAATGGTGTAGTATTTAAATATCTTGAAACATTGAATGATTATCCAATAGTCCTTAAAGAACTTATGGACTTGCAGAAGAATCCTAATTTGTTACCTAGAGTATTTAGAAGTTCTGACCCAGATACATTGAAACACAATATTGCTTTAGTCGCTGATGAAATTCTAACAAGACGATATAGCAACCCAAATCCCGTTTCACAAGTAGCTCCAGTTCAACCTGAAACAAATAATAAACCTGCTCTTCCTGTCATTGGAAAGCAAATCACAAATAACACAACAACCGTTGAACCACAAGTTCGTGATAGAAATTGGTGGAACAACTATTTAAAGAATCACCCTCGTGGTAGATAATATGGAGATATAAATTATGGCAACAAATAATGTATGGAAAGACAATGAGCTTCGTGACCTTATTGAAGTTCGTGCAGCTGAAGTAGCCGGTTACTTGACCGTTGGTGCTGACTCTTACTTTGGTGACCAGTTGGTCGGTAAGAGAAATGGTGGTACTTATCGTTTCGTTCGTAAGGACGCAGGTAAGTATGTTCGTGGTAAGAATATTGAAGGTAAGGGTTCTACACTCGTAGAAACCGAAGTTCCTATGACAATTCAGGTTGGTAACGTAATGGTTGATACCGATTTCGTTGAAGCCGTAACCGATGTCAAATGGGATAAGGAAATTGCACAGCCATGTTCTAAGGCTTTGATTGAAGGTCTTACTCAGGATGTTATTAAAGAAGATATTGGTAGAGCTAACACAGCTTTCGTTGGTGCTGGCTGGGCTCCACTTATCAAGGCTAACTCATATTTGCGTTCTGTTTCTACAGAAGATAGATATGGCTTCCTTGACCCAATGATTGAATCTATTCTTCCTAATGCCGGTGAAGCATTTAAACCTTTGACCAAACCAGCTTTGGATGCTAAGGGTGATGTTTCTTCTATGGGTGGAACTGAATATCGTATGCAGCAATTCTTACCATCCTTTGAAATTTCTGCTGAATTGGCTTCCGAACTTGCTTCCGCTACCGTTAAATCTTACACCGCTTCTTCTGTAGCTGTTACTGATTCTGATGGTGTAACTCGTACCGAATACTTTGATATTCTTGAACTTAACAATGTTACACAGGATATTCCAGTTGGTACTCCATTGTTCATTGAAGATGTAGTTGCTACTAACTTGATTGGTAACAAGACCTCTAGTCCAAAGGCTTTCATTGTCTATGAACAGATTAGTGCTGGTAAAGTAAAGGTTCGTCAGAATGACTTTGCTGGTCAGGGAACTAAGGATGCTATCTTCAAAGATGGTACAAATGTTACCGCTTCTGCTTTGGAGAACAAGAAGCTCGTTAATACAATTAAGGAAGGTTCTTACTACACTGGTCTTGTCCGTCTTAATGGTACAATGGAATTTGATACCTTGAAGAAACAAGATTGGTCTAATGCTGACCTTACAACCTCCGGCCTTGAAGGAATCACCATTCACTGTGCTCGTGCAGTAAATGTTGAAGCCGGTACAAACAAGACCCGTTGGGCAGTTGCTGCTCTTGCTGGTATTGTTGAGCCAAAGGGCGTTGCTTACATCTGCGTTAAGGATGAAATTCCTAACCAAGTAGTTGTAATGTAATTTCTTTACGACAAGGACAAACAAATAGACCCTGGATAGGCCAGGGTCTTTATTTATTATATACTTACTTTCTTTGGATTGAATATATTTGTGTATAAATCAATATTGTTATCAAGCCATCGTTCGTTTAAGTATTTGTATTGATATTCTATTATTTCATCATAGTGTTTATCACATTCTTTCATAATATATTCTATTTGCTTTGCAGTAGCATTTACAGGCACTTTCTGTAATGGGTGAGCAAATGTATATGGACTATCTTCAAAGTCACTACAAAGGCATACACGGCCAACTGCACAACATTCCAAATACTTCAAATCACTCTTACATTTATTAAAGAAGTTATTAGCAAGTGGAGCTATTACAAACTTATTCCTACTTGCTATTCCATAGAAGTTATGTGAATAATCTATCATATTAGTCCAACCATAGTTTACAGTAGACTTTATAAACCAAGGTGGCAAACCCATAGTATTAACAACTTTACCTTGTAAGAACTTATCCCATTCAATAGTAAAGTCACCGTAATTCTTCTTAGAATTATCATAATGAGTTGGTGAGCCTGCATATAAGAAGCTATCGGTAGTTGGTCTTGCTAGTCTTGGATAGTTCCATTTCCATCTTGGTAACATATTTGGAATAACCCAAATCTTAGATGGATTTACATACTTAGCTAATGATTCTTTAATTGTAACTGTAGAAACAATAATTACATCAGCTAATTCATCTAGTCCATTCTTAATTGATTCAAGATTATCTTGCCAATCAATAGGGCAAAGATTATACTTAGGTAATGGTTCCCAGATAATATCATCAAAGTCTACAACCCATTTGGTATTAGTCTTTCTCTTTAAGTTTAGAAGTGTTTCCATATTCTTTGTACCAATAGCTCTTTGTGTAAAGTAGTATTGATTATTTGTGTACATAAACTTACCTGGTGGACACAACATAATTTCATAATTCGGGTTCATTCTAAGTAGTTCACTTATGTTAATTATACGATAGAAACCACAGGCTGAATTATCCATTGGTACACAATTAATTGAAATCTTTGTCATTTATATTCCTCACTTTATGGTCATTATATTCGTCA